GATTTGACATACTAATTCACCACTTTGAAATAGAAGTCATCAAATGTTTGTGTATCATATGTTCTTCTACATGTTAACTTTATTTTATAATATCTATCAGGCATAAACGAATCCATTCTTAAATCAAAATAATTTCCATTTACATCATATGCAATTCTTGTCGTTGAATTACTAAATAATTTTTCATCTTTTATAATAACATCATTAGTTACAGAATCAATAATTTCATATGAACTTGAATTAGGAAGTCTATCAGTTGTTAAATAAAATGATGATGTTGCATACGATTTAGTTGGAAATTCTGGACGAACTCCTACTCTAAATCTTGCAATCTCTGAAGTTCTATATTCTGCCTTTATATTCTTGAAATATGGAACATATGTGTTTGACGTTATTTGTGTTGTTGCATTACCATCTGTATTAACTACATCATCATAACATACTTCCAATCTTGGAACAAATATTGTATGAGATTCTCTACCAAAGAATTTTATTGACCCTCTAATTTCTCCATCAACTTCATCTGCATATGGTCGTTTAATTATAAATCCATTATTACTTATATTTCCTGCTAACCAATTTTGTACAATATCTGTAACATTGATTCTTATATCCGGAGTTTGATTTTGGAATGATTGACTTGCTTCAAATCCTGAACCTGTAATCCATGTACCACCTCCTGACTCTGTCGTTCCTTGTCCTGTATTAGCACTATGTGCAGATGCTGTTGCCCATGATACGCCTGTTTCCGATTTAGCATCTCCTGATCTATATAACCATGATGATCCAATTACTGTTTCTGGAACATCTGAAAATGTTCCTAATCCATTATTCCATGACTCTGACACAGGATATGCTTTAACTGTATATGATTGCAACAAATCATTTGCTTCTGTTGCTCTTAAACTTAAAAATATTGAAGCCGATTGTAAATTATTATTACTTAATCTAGGTATTTCACCGCTGTCGATCGATGCAGATAAATTATTTATTTCACTTCCAAAATCAATAAGTATTCTAGAATTATATGTTTTTGACTGAATACCTAAATCAGTTCCGTTTTCAAAAGCACGCGAGCCAGATTGAATTTTTGTAAGTTCTAATATTTCATCCGTGCCAGTATTTCTTTCTGGATGCTTTTCATATAATGTTGTATCTCGTTCTGCGTAATATACTCTAATCATATCTCATCCCTTAAGGTTTTATTATTCTTCCTTTAATATCCGTATCTGGATATTTTATTTCAAATATCATAGGATCTAATGACGGATAAATTATATTATTTTTTTCGGCTGTTTCAAGATCATATACCACATTGGAATAACTACCACCAAATTTATTATAAAGTTCTATATCAGAAACACTTTGTACTCCATCTACATTATCTAATTCGGATATTAAAGATGATCTATTTATACTTCCATTTATTTGCATTCTATCGGTATGTAAAATTGTTTTTAATCGATCAATACATCTTAATACTACTTCATTTGAATTATGATCTGGCTTCGGAATAATAACAAAATTAATTCCTATATTAACAATATGTGCTGCTTTAATATTAATAGCATCAGTTAGCATTCTAAAATTAGAAAGATAAGTACGTAAATTTTCTTTTAATGCTTGATTTAATTCTACTAATTTACCAGCTCCATTAAATCCTAATGTATATAAATTTAATGCTAATGGATTTGATATAGTATCTTGTGGATATAATTGATCCATAGTGTCTTGTTGTGTATCTTGAATAATATACGCCTTTGCAATAGTACCAAATCTACTAGGCATTGCATAACACCGAGCAATATAATCTTCACGTGTTATAGCTCTATTTTGAGCAGCAAATGAAGAAATTGCATTTTGTCGAATTGATTCAATATTTTCTCGTCTATTACCACCTTGTGCTGCTTCGGAATTATTAACAGCCAATGTTGCTTTTGTATCTTCTAAATCTATAGTAGGATCATCATTTAAGTATGTCACTTCTCCTACTGTAACTAATGTGTTAACTGGAACATTTTCTGACACATCTCCACCTACAGTATAAGTAACTGTCAATGTTTCGTTATTAGGAGCTAATCCGTATGTACTTGTTGCTAAGAAGTTAGTTGGGTCAATAGCAGATGTTGTTGTTCTACGTAAATATTCTAGGCCGGCTCCTACATTTCTAGGATTAGGAATAATTTCTTCATCGGCATCTGATGATATTCCTGCACCAAATTGTAATTCAGTACGAAGATCTCCTCTAACACGTGCTACATATCTTCTAGGCGTTCTTCTTAATTTTAATATATAAGGTACAGTTGATCTAAATTCAGATAATTCTGGATCATTAAATGGTATATTAGCAATATCTTCAAATACTGTATCTTGTGCTAAATAATCAACTTGACTCCAACTATAACCTGTATCACTTACTACAGATAATACTTCTAAAACGTTAGTTTCAGGTAATAATATTTTATCATACTGTTTAGGGTCTTGGAAATCAAATGTATTTGTTATAACTTCTCCCGATAATGCTGAAACACGTTTCTTTAATGTAAATCTTGTAGGCTCTCCTGCTGCATTTATTTCGTATACTGAAATGTCTGGATTATCGTTAAAATCAACATTTTCTTGAGTACGAAATGTATTATTTCCATCTTCATCTGTTACAGTCATACCACTCTGTAATGAAAGAGCATATCGAAAATCTGGTGCAATATTACTACCATCTCCTATTGCCGGTACTAGTTGAAATACATCTAATTTAACTTGTGCTGGAGTTCCTACTTTAGGTTTATACCCAAACAAATGTGATAACGCAATAATATTTGCATCTTCAGATGCTGCAGATAATAATGATTCTTTGAAATTATGATCTGAATAATATGATAATACATCGCCCACATATGATGCCATTTCAATAAACATCATTCCTGGTGAAGATTCGTTAAAATCTTGATATGTACCAGGAAAATATTGTTTAGCAAATGTTATTAGATTTTGTCTAAATTGTGAAAAATCTTTACCTAAATATCTAACATCTTTTTTAATTAAATCTGCCATACTTTATACTCCTTAATATGCACCTGATGCAAATTCGTCACCAAATGTACCAACCGACACTAATGCTTGAGTTACTTCTTCTGTATCTTCGGTCTGAACAACAATATTATCTTCATCTAATAATACTATGATTACACGATTTGCTCCTGTTTCTGTAATAGAAAAATTAATACGAAAAGCAAATGAATAATTATCTACATCTCGTAGAACATCAATTCCAGATAAATTAATATATGGCAACCATAGATCAATTGCCTCAGATACAGTATCTTCAATAAAGCTTTCAAGATTTTGAGTATTTGGTTGGAATACTGCTTCACGTATTCTTGTACCAAATAGTGGTTGCATAAATCTTTCTCCACGCGTAGTTGCTAATAAATTTTTCAAATTACTCACTGCTTGTTCTTCAGTTGAATAAGATAAAGCAAATACACTAGCACCTGAAGTGCCTGTATTATCATAATTTTGGCCTACATTTGTAGTTTGTCCTAATATATTATTTAATGATGCATTGTTAGAATGGGCTGACTTATTCATTGGTAATAAAATACCAATTCCTTGTTGTCTACCCGGATCAATTGGTGCTATTTGATATATTGTTCTTGCCATTATTTATTTGTTCCCATTTTTCCATTTTTCTTATCGATAGCTTTTATCAATGCAGAATAATCTCGCGTCATTGCATTTACGGTTGTCGCAACAGCTTCGTTATTCATATTTACTGACTCTCCATTAATGCCTCTAGTAGCTAATGGTATTGTTGGTTTAGTATCTTGTCTTTGTACACCGAATGATTCGGCCATCTCAGATTTGAAATTCATTGTCGACCAATCTGTTAATTCTTGAGATACTGGAGCAGCTGCAGTTTCATTTAATAAATCATTTAACATTTTATTTTTAGTATACTTCTTTTTTGCTACTGGTCTATTAGGCATAGGATCATCAGTTATCTCAGATAAATTGATGTTTGAATTAGTAACTTGATTGAATTTAGATTCGTTAAGTACTTGTTTAACAGCTTTACTTACCTCTTCTCTAATTATTTTACGTAATAACTTTACAAATGTTTTGCTTTCCATAGAAAATTCCCTTTTTAATAAATATCGATTAACATGAAATTAGGCCACGCCAACCCATGGAAATGGCACAGGAGCTCCAGCCGAAGCTGCATTTGGTCCATTAAATAATCCACTTACCGATAATAAATGAGTAGTAAATGCTCCCACTAACCCAGATGCTACACCTGCAGCCGTCTTAGCTTGCATTGCCGAATATATTAATGGTATGGGCGGAACACCTGGTACTAACACATTATTTACACCTGATACCCAAGTAGGAGGAGGAACAGGAGTAAACATTTTACCAGTCCAATAAGTAACAACTGCTGCTCCTGCAGGCGCCCATATACCAGGATTGTTAGGTAGTTTACCTAATGCCTTTCCTAGCTTAAATGAAGCTTCAAATCCTTTAGTAATTACAGTGGCACTACCTCCTTGAGGCATTGCACCAGGGACTAATATAGGCATTGCAGTTTTTACTGCTTGATGATATAGTTGTCCAATTTTTTTAGCAGTCTCGGCTTCCGACTTTGCTTTATTACTAACTAAATATGCAGTTAATTGAGACTGAAATGCTGGCCAAATTGCTGCCATTTTATCCTTTCATTTTTTTGATTGTATCTTTCAGTTTAGTAATCTTCGATCGTATTGATTTTGTTTTACTAGCACCTGTTGTAGCTTTTGTTTTAGATTTGATGAATGATCCAGCATTAGTCGGAGGACCGGAAGGACCAACACCTGTTGGGTGAATTGATGTTGCATTATTTTGTGCTACAGATCCTACTTCTTTATGTAACTTTTCTAACTCTTTGTTTTGTTTAATTACTTCTTCCATAAAATCTAGCATAGTATCAAAAAATTCGTTCATATCAGTATGCCATCCTTTAGTAACTACTTTAACATCTTTTTTTGCTATTAGCAGTATTTCATCTTTTTTTGCATTTAGAATAACACGATCTGAAGAAGCAATAATTTGTGGTTTCAAATATATTGATAATTTTTCAACACCTGTACCATATTGTTTATTTGTTTTAGCTAAATCCATACTAATTTTATGAGAATCAGATGACATTATAAAAATTGAATCTGTAGTATCAGGATCTTCTATTCCGTAGGTAGGAGTTGAAAATGATTTTTTTAATTTACCTATACCTATTTTAGCAGTAGCTGCAGCTCCAGATAATTTTTTATGTCCATTTGAAATAATTGTAATAGGAGCTCCTTGTTTACCTTTGTAGAAAGGTTGTTTGGCATATTGAAATGTGTTGCCTAACATTGAAGATCCTAATCTAATAGCTTGTCGATTACGACCTTCAATTATTATATCTCCTTCATATGGTTGAAGTTTAAGTACATCTTTCTTTTCTTTGAAATTAGCTCCAGGCTTAAATCTAAGCTTGCTAGCAACAGCGCCTCCTACTGATTGAGCTAATCCTAAAGCACCTCCACCAGCTTTTTCAACATCCATAGAACCAGGCATCGGATTAAGATGATTGTTTCCATGAATAGAGATAGGTCCAAGATAAAAATAAGAAGTACCCATTGACCCTGGATTAGTCATACTCGAAGGTCCTTTTATTACAGCAATATGTTCGCCTATTAATGGTACTTGTTGAAAATTAAATAAAGGATATGCAAAACGTTCGATTCTAGGTGAGCCTCCTGTAGGTTTACCCATTCGTATTTTAACAGCACCTAATTTTAATGGAATGCCAAACTTACTTCTAGAAGGCTTAAATGCCTTGTCTATCCCTATTGCTTCCG